TGGCCTTGGCCGCGAGCCACGGCCTGGCGCTGCTCGGCATCCCGACATCCACAGCGCCGTTCTTCGGCGGTGTAATCGGTCTGCTCGGCGTCGAAGGCACCCGCGCGGCAGCCAAGAGGTTTTTCAATCGTAAGGTGGAGCAGCTATGACCACTCTTCGCCACGGCGACCGCTCGCAAGCGGTACTGATACTGCAAAAGAACCTCAACCGGAACGGCGCCAACCTCGTGCCGGACGGTGATTACGGCGACACCACTGAAGCCGCCGTCCGCGCCTATCAGGTCAAAGTCGGCCTGGTAGCCGATGGCATCGCCGGGACCAAAACCCAAACCAGCCTGGCCGGTGGCGACTGCACCCAGTTGCTACGCAACAACGATCTGGTGACCGCTGCCGAACGCCTCGATGTACCGCTGGCGGCGATCTATGCGGTCAACGAAGTGGAATCCAAGGGCAAGGGCTTTTTCGACAACGGCAAGCCGGTGATCCTGTTTGAACGGCACATCATGTACCGACAGCTCGCCACCGCTCGGAATGTCGGCGATGACCCGGTCGAACTCAAGCGGCACGCCGATCAGCTCGCCATCGCTAACCCTGCCCTGGTCAACCCTAAACCCGGCGGATACATCGGCGGGACCGCCGAACATCAGCGCCTGGCCATGGCGCGCCTGATCGACCACACAGCCGCTTTGGAATCGGCATCCTGGGGGACTTTCCAGATCATGGGATTCCACTGGAAGCGTCTCGGTTACACCAGCGTGCAGGCATTCGTGGAGGCGATGAGTGCTGGCGAATCGCAGCAGTTCGACGGCTTCACTCGGTTCATCGAAACCGACCCGGCGCTACACAAAGCCCTGAAGGCCCGTAAATGGGCCGAGTTCGCCAAGCTCTACAACGGACCGGACTACCTGCGAAATCTCTACGACACCAAGCTCCAGCGCGCCTACGAGCGGCACGTCAGTTGCGAGTGCGGACAAGGGGTGCCGGCATGATCGACTTCAAAGCGGTGAAGAAATTACGGGTTCAGGATGGCGACCTGCTGGTGGTGCCAGAGTCGACCGAACAAGACGACATGCAGCTGTTGGCCGAAGCCATCCAGTTGATGAACGGCGCCAGGGCCGTGATCGTTCGCGGCCCAATCAAGCGACTCGACACGGCAGCCATGAATGAACTCGGTTGGTACCGCGCATGAGCACTCTGCGCCAGGCCTTGTTCGGTCTCGCCCTGCTTGGCGCCTTGGCACTGCTGATCTGGGCCCAGCAACAGCGCATAGATGTCGCTGTAGGCAAAGCCGAACGCGCAAATGATGCGGCCAAGACAGCCCGCGAAGACGCCGACCGCAATCTGGCGACCGCAAGCACTCTCGCCGAAACCCTGAAACAGGAACGCGATGCACAGAGCCATCTGCGCGCGCAGCAGGATCAGCTGCGCCAAAGCCTGGCGAAACGTGAACGGACGATAGAGGAGCTGAAACGTGAGAACGACGAACTACGCAACTGGGCTGACCAGCCTTTGCCTGACGCTGCTCGCCGGCTGCGCGAGCGCCCCGCCCTTACCGGCGCCGCCGCTTATCGTGACTGGCTGTCCGGCCGTGGTGCCGTGCCACCTACCGGCGACCAGCCCCCTCAACAACGGTGACCTACTGACAGACGAAGACCGCGCCGAAGCCGCCTGGGCCGACTGCGCGGCTCAGGTCGACATGGTCTACAAACACCTGCAGGGCAACCCATGAACAAGCCAGAAAGCCTGCGCGCCCACCTTTTAGCTACCGTTGCCGAGTTCAAGCACAACCCCGACCGCCTGCTGATCTTCATCGACAACGGCAAGGTCCGTTGCACCGCCGCCCACACCCTGTCGTTTGAATACAGCTTTGATCTGCAGATCATCCTCACCGAGTTCGCCGGCCACCCCGACAGCGTGATCCTGCCGATCCTGGGCTGGCTCAGCGTCCACCAGTCCGAGCTGCTGGAGAACCTCGACAAGGCAAAGGACGGCATCCAGTTTGAAGCCGACATTCTGGACAAGAACAAGGTGGACCTCAGCCTGACCCTACCGCTGACAGAGCGGGTGGTGGTCGGAACGGATGATCAAGGCAACACCACAGTGAAGCACCCGAACGAACCGCAGTACGTGGCGGGCTACCTTGACCCGGACTGGAAGCCGGGGGATCTGGGCAATACCAGTGAATGGAGAGTGCCTGATGGCGAATGACCTGGAAGCGCTGGAGACCTGGGCGTTGGTGCTGCTGGATCGGCTGGAGCCGGGGGAGCGCGGCAAACTTGCCAGGACCATTGGGCAGGAGCTGCGCCGTAGTCAGCAGAAACGGGTCATGGCTCAGGAAAATCCAGACGGGAGCAAGTTTGCGCCACGCAAACAGCGGAACCTGCGCGGGAAGCAAGGGCGTATTCGGCGAAAACTGGTGATGTTCAAAAAGCTACGGACCGTGTCTTACCTGAAGGTTCGTGGTGACAGCAACTCCGTAACAGTGGGGTTCACTGGGCGCATTGCCAGGATTGCCAGAGTTCACCAATTCGGTTTGAAGGACCGCGCGGTACGTGGAGCTCCCGATGTGCGGTATCACCAGCGGGAGGTATTGGGATTCACCAGGCCAGAGCTTGGTCGAATCCACGAGCGGTTGCTAGCTCATCTTACTATCTGATTTCTTACTTTTTGAGGGATCCTCGTTTCCTCAATCCCATAGATCCTCCTCAAAACCAAGAAAGAGTTTCATAAGTCTATTTGTCCTGACACCTAAAAACGCTGCCGCAAAACCCAGAGGCAGCTGTTGCAAATCGAGACACCTCACATGCCTCGCTATCTGCAAGACACGCCTTTCCCCCTGTTGAGAGCGTTGTTTCCGTGGGGGGTTCGGATAAGCCTGGCGGCGTATTTGGATGCATTTAGGATCCTCAATCGCCAACGCTTAACTCGCCTCCCAAACGAGAAAATTTCGTAGCTGACGAAATGTATCAAAACATGTACATTTAGAAATAAATTGTACAAGATTATAAATATGACCACGCGCCAATCAAATAAAAATCCCATACAAGTTAAATACCAAGACACAGAAAAATTAGACCACTGACACAACTTAACTCCAAAAATCAAACATCAAGCAGGTTAAGCAAAACAATGAACACATAGAGAGATGCATAAACACACCACCCACCAAAAATTTATTGCATATACTTAATAATGACTAACACACTCACAACTAAACACACACACACACAAATCCCTTATGAAAAACTCGTCTGGATACTAGATAAAAACGAAAAAAAGCTACTTAGTATAAATACAACTATAAGCCTGACAAAAATGGAATACGAAATCATTGAACGGCTCACAAAAACCCCAAACACACCTATCAGAACAGATTTAATAATTGAACATCTCAAAAAAAAACCGGAAAAATATAAAGGCCTATTCATGTCCCTAAGCAGACTGCAAAAAAAGTTTGACTTATTCTCTAATGGAGACAGATTATTTACCGCAGTGAGAAATAGAGGTTACTGCTTAACTCAAAGAGTTATACTCCACAATAACCGCTCCATACCCACTGGCACGTGTATAAAAAAACTATGCCCCTTGTCACCAGCCCCACATAGATCAGCAACACTACCGTGCCCTTATGCTCACAACATAATCCCCACCATAACCATAACGTCTTAGCCACATCATAAGCAGAAATATTTATTTATACTGAATACCACCTAACATAAGGAAATACTATCCTAGCCAAGGAGGGCCACCTCAAAGAACTGTTTACGGGACGAATAAAAATTAAATCCACGTTTCCATTCCGCTCGCTCCGAAAACACTTTCTAGTCAGAGAACATCTGAAAACCCTCTATAGCGCAGAAATTTAATACGAGAAACCAAGTATAAGCACTCGTAAAAAGTCAAAAAAAAATCGTAATTCCTCTATATTATACCTGCAATTCAATCTCAAAAACTTTGACAATTTACCAGAGACTAAACTTAGCAAACTAACATCCGCTTTTTTATAAAGCTGCGACTTCTTGTAAGCTTCGACCTTACAAGCCTAGAGTTCTTACAAGCGCGTGCGAAACGCTACACCATTCGTGCCATGAACGACTTCGCCGCCCTCTCCCGCATGCTCGAAAACCTCATTCGCCTTGGCGTAATCGCCGCTGTGCAGATGGAGCCCCCGCGCGTGCAGGTAAAAACCGGAAAACTGTTGACCGCTTGGCTGCCGTGGCTCGCCCTGCGCGCGGGAGCTGATCAGGAATGGGATCCGCCCACAGAGGGAGAACAGGTGATCCTGTTCAGCCCATCCGGCCAACTCGCCAACGGCATTGTCGTAACCGGCCTATTCAGTGACCACATCCCCGCCAACGGCAACCGCCCCGGCCTGCACCGTCGTACCTATGCCGACGGCGCCGTTATCGAGTACGACAGCGTCGATCATCATCTCAGCGCCACCCTGCCCGACAGCGGGACCACAAGCCTGGTTAGCAAAGGCGGTATCAACATCATCGGGCCGATCAATCACCAAGGCGATTACAACCAGACCGGCAACCAGAACGTGGTTGGACTGGTGACCGTCTCCGAAGACGTGGTCGCGGCCAACATCAGCTTAGTCAACCACCTGACCACTGGCGTTAAGCACGGCGACGATCAATCAGGTAAGCCAGCATGAATAGAGAAACCGGAGCCAGCATCGGAACGCTTGGTCACATCTCCCAATCCATCACCGACGTTCTGACTACGCGTATCGGTACCCGATTAATGCGCCGCGAGTACGGCAGCTTGCTGCCAGAGCTTGTGGACCATCCCTTCAACGATGCCACGCGTTTACGCGTGTGTGCGGGTACTGTCATGGCATTGATGCGCTGGGAACCCCGTATCAGCCTCAGCCGCGTGCAGTTCTTGGGTGCAACCCTACAGGGTCAGTCGGTGCTGGATATTGAGGGCAGCGTGATCGATAGCAATGAAGCGTTCAGCCTAAGTATTCCGCTGCAGTTGGGGTCAAGCTCATGACTGAAATTGATCTGTCGCAGTTGCCCTCCCCGAAAGTGATCGAGACGCTCGACTTCGAAGTCATTCTTGCCGCCCGTAAAGAAGCATTCCTCAGCCTTTACCCGGAAGAACAACAAGCCGAAATGTCCAATCGCCTGGCGCTGGAGTCTGAACCGCTCACCAAGCTGTTGCAGGAAGGCACCTACCGAGAATTGCTGTTGCGTCAGCGCATCAACGACGCTGCCCGAGCGGTGATGCTAGCTCACGCTCAAGAGGCTGACCTCGACCAAATTGGCGCCAACTACAACGTCTATCGGCTCACGCTCGACATTGGAGATCTGACCGCTAGCCCTCCCCGAGCTCCGGTGTACGAAAGCGACAATGATTTTCGTCGACGTATTCAGTTGTCCCCAGAGGGATACACCACCGCTGGTAGCGAACAAAGCTACGTGTTCCATGGGCTTTCTGCCGATGCAGATGTCGCAGATATAAGCGCTGTCAGCCCTGTGCCAGGTGCAGTGACGGTATATGTGCTCTCACGTAGTGGAAATGGCGCGGCCTCGGACAGACTACTCGCGGCGGTGACAGCGAAACTGAACCAAGAAGATATACGGCCTATGACCGACAAGGTCACCGTGCAATCTGCGAGCATCGTCAACTACAGCATCAAAGCGGAACTAGTCATCTTGCCGGGACCTGATTCAGAGGTCGTTCGCGCAGCTGCAATGACTGCGGCCTTGGCCTACGCAAAGGCACAACATGCCATGCGGCGAGACATCAGTTTGTCAGGGGTCTACGCCTCGCTGCACCAGCCAGGCGTACAACGAGTGGAACTCTTGATGCCTTTGACCAACTTGGTCATAGGTAACGGTGAGGCCAGTTACTGCACAGAAATTACGCTGACTGTCGCAGGACAAACCGATGTCTAGCCACCTGCCCATTAACAGCACACAACTTGAGCGAGCTGCAGTATTGGCGGGGGCCCGCATCAGCGATTTGTCTGTGATCACTCGTGAAATTTGGAATGCGGAAAGCTGCCCAGCTGAACTGCTCCCATGGCTCGCCTGGGCATGGTCGGTCGATGCCTGGCAGAACGATTGGTCCGAACGTCAGAAACGCGACACCATCAAGCAGGCAATTGCGGTGCAGCGTGTTAAAGGCACCATTGGCGCGGTACGCCAGGCACTAGCGGCCCTCGGTGTTCCCGCTCGCGTACAAGAGTGGTTTAACCAAAGCCCCGTAGGCACTCCCTATACGTTCCGCTTGCTACTTGAGATCGACCAACAGCCGCTGACCCAAAGTGGTATTTCCAAAATTCTCGAAGTCGTCGAGATCACCAAAAACCTGCGCTCTCATCTAGAGACGGTTCTGCAGTCCGTCACTAGCCGCACGGCAATCAACACCGCCGTAGCGGCGAGCCTTGGGAATGACCTGAACATCACTTACGACGCGCCGCGCTATTCAAGTGGTAGCCCTGCCCTAGATCTGCTCACTGATGCTGCCGAGCACGGCATGACCTCTACCGTCGCAGCCATTGACAGTCTGAACACCCTTTTACATAGCCGACTGACCTCGTCTTACTGGTGACCTCATGTCCGACTCCCTCAAAAGCCTCGTCGCGTCGTTTGAAGCCGATCTCGATATCGCTCACAAAATAATTCATGGCTCTGCAGAAGAAACGGTCGGAACCGATGGCGGTCCTGTGCGAACTTTCGCTCGAGCGCTAGCTGAATACGATAGTCAGGTAGCCCGCAGTGAAACGGCGCAGAACGTTGTGGCCGCTGAAGCCGCCGCACGCGACTCTCATCAAGCCGTGGAGGCGTTGTCAGAAAGCGATGCCTCGAAACGCGTTGGCTACATGCCGGCAGGGAATGGCGCAACAAAAAGCGACCTAGCATCAGTTGTGCAAAGCTTATCCGCCGGTGGGATGGGCGATTTTAGCGTCGATAACAAACTCATGATTTTCTGCGGTGACTCGACCACCGAACAGATGGCCGGCGCAGGTTATGGTTTCGATAGGATCACCACACTGCATAGAAAGAATGGCGGGCGATTCTCCAAAATACTTGGCACGATCAATTTTGGTGGCTCTGGTTATCCGCTCGACCTCTTCGTAAATGGCCCTGAGGTGCCACCGCCGGTCATCCAAAAACAGAGTAACGCTGGCGTAGGTGCCTGGGATTATTACGGACATAAACCGACCGGTGCCATAAGCCTCGGCACCGCCATGGCTTGGCGTGCGCAACAACCTGTCAAAGTGCTCTGGGTCGTTGGATTCGGCATCAATGACTGCATCCTAAATGCGGCTGTAGGCAACCTCGCACAGGACGAGATCACCGCCTACATTGCGCAGCGCCTACGCACCGCAGTGACACGGATAAACGCCGTTTTTCCGAGCGATGAAATTGTCCTACGGATGCCGAATCCGATGACGGCACGGCCTTACAACCCTTCAGCAGGCTTCCCCTCCCAGGCTGCCTACCCCGACTTCGGTAAGAGCGTGGCCAACGATCAGGCGCTGGTAGAAAAGTGGAATCAAGCATTGCGCAGTGCTTACCTTCAGATCCGCACCAGTTTCCCGCGAACGATTTTGTTCGACACCTGGGAAGCTGTGTTTGGTGGCTCTAATACCGCCCTCACTGCGGCCACTGAACTCAAGTACATGGGCGATTTGGTTCATCCGAGCGGTCCGGGCTATGTCCGACTCGTCGACGCCTTGGTAAACCTGCTTGCACCGGAAGCCAACGGGAAACCATCGCGACGTGCGGAAGCAGAGCAGCGAGCGACAGCAGTGGGCGGCGATGCTTGGACCCACTACCCACACTACTTCCGGGACAACCCGGCCTACAAAAAAGTGCTCCGCCTATCGACATGGGTGTCAATTGGTCAAAGTCATCTTGATCTGTCAGTTGACCCCGCCACATTTTTTAACCTAGTGGACACTTCGAAGCCGATCTATGTCGCCATTGGCAATGCAGCCGCGCAGAGTTTCACGACCTACACACCGAGTGCGACCGGGGCCAATACCCGGCTGACAGGCGTAGCCCCCTCAGCGGCCATGCAGGCCGCTATTGGTGAAATTGAAGTATTCCAATACGCCGGAACAGGCAAGACGCTGGACAGTTACCTAGTATCCCAACTTGCAACTCTGCGCCCACGTGAATCCTATATTGGGAAGATTTCGGGGGCTGGTTCAGGCTATATCGATGTCACACTGGACGCAGTGGAAGGCCGTCTTTCGACCAAATACATCGAAGGAGTGCTGGGCGGAAAGCTGTTGATTGGTGGAGGTACGGACACCGCCGCTTCACTGACAGGCTTCGCTGTGGCGCGCGCGGGCACATCGACACAACGCGCGTTTCGCCTTCTAAAGACCGGTGATTACACAGCGTACAGCAACAAGGCATGTGCCCTGGTATTCGACGACGACGCACCGAGTCCACGCGCGCAAGAAGCCGTTTTTACACAGCGTGGTGTAGTGCCCCATGCTAAAGGTGCCCGTGGGTTTGTACATTGCCCAGCCAGAATGTCCGATGGTGCAACCCTCCAGATATTCCTGACAGAAATCATCGCGCAAGACGTCACGGTAGAACTCTATCGCCCCAAGTGGCCTACGCGCACATTGGTAGGCAGCTTCACTATTTCAGCAAATGCCAGCGGCGCGTCGCTTGCATCAGGTAACCCATCCGATGTGCCGGCTGGGAGCATTTTCGAATTCGTTATTACCTCACAGACGTCACAAGAGACGGGCCTGATCGGCCTCGCTGTCGTGCCACTTTGATCAATGTCGGGAGTTTCATGCATGGCATTTAAGACCATTCATACCCAATACAGCCGAGTTGCCATGGCACGCGCTGAATCCAGTGGCACGCCGATCAACCTCATTCATATGGCGGTAGGGGACGGCAACGGCGCACCGACGACACCCGACTGGATGCAGACGGGCCTGATCCGCGAGCGATATCGCAATACAGTCAACCGTGTTTATCAATCGCCCAATGACCCCACCCATTTCACAGTTGAGTTGGTAATTCCCGCCACTGCAGGCGGTTGGGTCATGCGTGAGATTGGTGTGTTCGACGCATCAGGCTCCCTCTTTGCTGTGGGTAACTTGCCAGAGACCTACAAGCCGACAGCTGTTGAAGGCGCTTTTGCCGATGCGGTTGTGCGTTTGGAGTTTGTGGTCAGCAACGCTAGCGTCGTGACACTTTTGGTAGACCCGAATGTTGCGGTTGCCTCGCAGGCCTGGATCATCAACAACATGACGGCAGCCCAGGTAATCCCCGGCGGAACCGTGGGGCAGTTGCTCGGCAAAGCCAGCAACGCGGACGGTGACTTCAAATGGGAGAGTCCCTCCGCGATCAACGTTACCGTCGACACAGTTGCTGAAAAGCAGCTACTGGCTCAAGACCAGACGGTCGTAGACCTCTCAGTAACCACCACCTATGGCCTCGCGGTTTACATCGAAGGGCGACGAATAGACATCGGGACAGGCGCTATCGAATGGATAGCCGACCAGGATATTCCGACGCGTCTACATCTTGGTCAGAGCTATGCGGCCGGCACCCGCATCACGCTGGTCAACAATGAACCGGCCGGTAGCGCTCCAGCACCGCTGGAACGTAGCCAAAATCTTGCTGATGTCTTCGACAAAGCCAAAGCTCGCGATAACTTGGAGACTTTCAGCAAAACCGAAACACGGCAAATGGCACCCGTCGGGATTATCGGCCACTTTGCACGTAGCAATGCACCGGCAGGTTGGCTTAAAGCCAATGGTGCAGCCATCAGCCGCAGTGTATACGCAGAGCTGTATGCCGCTGTCGGCACTACATACGGGGGCGGTGATGGGTTCACGACTTTTAACGTACCAGACCTGCGCGGAGAGTTCGTGCGCGGTTGGGACGATGGGCGTGGCGTAGATGGAGGTCGCGAACTTGGCAGTGGCCAGCTCGGTTCAAACCAGAGTCACAGCCACGGCGCAACAGCAGCTGATGCGGGTAATCACACTCACACCGGATCGACCAACAATGCAGGGGCGCACACCCACAGCGGCACACTTGCCACCGCATATGGCGGTAACCAAACAGGATTCGAAGAGGGTCGCGGATGGCCGGACTGGATCACCGGCAATATGGGGTCAGCCGGCGACCATAGCCACACG